TTCACCGAGACCGATTGAGAGCCGTGAAAAAATTCTGACAAATTGCCCCCGAATCGAAAAGTATGTTTTTCGTTTCAGGAGCAGTAAACATGCACCCTCCGAAGCTTTTTCATCACGAACCGATGTTCATTGTCTTGACATGATACTCACGCCCCCGCAACGCATCGGCATTAGCGGGGTATTTCCGCAAACCCTTCATTAAGAACTAGTCCGAACTTTTTTTCGGTATTTTCGGGCGCGCGGTTACACTTCACCCCGCAATCTGTTAAAATGAAAGCGATGTTTCCACACAACAGGCATTGCGGCGGTGGGTTTTCGTTTCCCCACTGGTTATCTTTCATCGCCTGTCCGGTAATCGCATAAAAGCCGGGCGCTCTTTTATTATGGAATGGACACCGCATCCCGCACTTCCCGCCCTCACGAAGGAGGAAATGCTATCCATGTCCCCCGAGCGAATCCTCGAGTACTACAACACTCGGGAAACCGCCATACAGGCCGAGTCCGACGATCCTTACAGGCATGGCTTCGAGCTCGACACCTGGAAGCTTGCGGACGATGAGCTCAAGACTCACTCGGAGATCCTCGTTATGGGCGGAAATAGGGCGGGGAAGTCATTTTGGGCGGCTCGTCGGGTAGTTCAATGCCTCGTAGAAAACCCCGGCACGGTCATATGGTGCCTTACGGAAACCTCGGCCAATTCGATCCAATTTCAGCAGGCTTTGGTATACAATGCCTTGCCTAAAGAACTGAAATCCCTCGGCAGGGGCAAAGTCGGGTACGTCATGTATAGCCTTCGGAACGGGTTCACGGCCTCGAAGTTCACGCTAAACAACGGAAGTCAATGTATCTTCAGATACTGGGCTCAAGACATCAGCACCATAGAAGGAGGGGAAATCGGATGTCCCGCTCCACCGGCGCCCGGCACTCACAACATAGGCTTTTGGGCCGACGAACTGGTACCCATGAGTTGGGTGGAAACGCTTCGCTTTCGGTGCGTCACTCGTTCGCACGAGAGCCTCTATGATGGAGTGGTCCGCCCTGCGGCGGGCATAATTTCCTTCACCGCCGTTGACGGCTGGAACAGTGTGGTGAAATCCATGCTCACGGGAGCGAGGACTATGAAGTCTGCGAAAGCGGACCTCCTCGGAGGTGAGACGGTGCCTTTGGTCCAACAGCCTTTGCGCAAAGCCAGTTCGGTAGTGTATTTTCATACTTCGGCGAATCCGTTCGGTGGATGGTCTGCGATGAAGAGTCAGCTCGAGGGTGAGAAGAGGGACGTGATCTTATGCCGGGCATATGGAGTTCCGACCAAGCAGAGTCGGACCGTATTTCCTGCCTTCGGTGACAAGAATCTCATAAAATCGGATGACCTCCCCGACTTGAAGGAATGTAATTTCGTACTATCGATTGACCCTGCGGGAGCGAAGCCTTGGACGATGGTATTGTTTGCGGTTGATCCTCACGGGGTAGCTTGGGCGATTCGGGAATTTCCCGACTTCAACACTTGGGGCGGATGGATTGACTTGACTAAGGAAAAGCTTGCTTTCGGGGAGGCGGCTCAACCGAACGGGTACGGAACTTTGGACTATGCGGAGGAGATCCGGCGGATGGAGAAGATATGCGCGGGTGAGGTAATTCGCATAATCGACCCGAGGGCGGGAGCGACGAAGGTGATGAAGGCGGAAGGCTCGAGCAACATAATGGACGACCTGGCGGTCGAGGACGTCATTGTTCAACCTGCCGAAGCCCTCGACATCGAGACCGGTTTGCAGGCCATTAACAATTTGCTCGCATGGGACCGTGACAAGCCGATGGATTTGAACAACCGCCCCCGGCTGATGATTTCGGACGAGTGTCAAAACCTGATTGCCTGTATGCAGGCTTACGAGGTGGGTGACTTGAAGCACCCGAGCAAGGATTTCGTCGACTGCGCCAGGTACTTTGCGGTGGGGAACTTTGAATATTTTAGTGAGGCGGACATGGTGGCAACCGGTGGAGGAGGGTATTGATTATGGGAGTAAGTAAGAAATGGAGTGATGCGGATAGGGATCGAGTGGTCTCGTTGCGGGAGAGCGGGACCAGTTGGCCTAAAATAGCCAAAGCTACTGGGATTCCTCGATCAACTTGCATAAGTATTTTCCAGCGTGAATCTCGAGTGATCGATGAGCCCGAGCCCGAACCGGTCGAGCCTGCGAAGGATGGGATCGAGGAGGCGTACGTATTGAAACACGTCCCGAATCCCCGCCTCATGCTGATCGGATTCCCAGCACGTGAGGGTTTTGCGAGGTGCGTGAAGCGGGCGGAGGAGAACAGGCCGATCAAGTCGAAGTTATTTGTCAGGCGTGTGGAAGATGACTTGTACCGAATCGTTTAATGAGACTCGCTCTCAATACGAGGGGCGCATCGACAGCCTCCTGCGGGACATGGTGGTCGAGGAGGCGTTGGGGGCGATGGAGGATGACAGGCCACCCCGTTCGTTCGCTCTTCAGGAGATTGCGGACCACGTGGGCTTGGGGGTTACGACGTTGTTTTCGGTCGAGCGGGAGGCGTTAAAAAAATTTAAGGATTTAATGATAAACTTGGAGGAAAATGATGAGTGATAATGGTATGCAGATACAGGAATACGACTCGGCAAAGCCCGACGTCGACGAATTAAAGAAGAATTTTGACAAGGCGAAGGCGAATTTGTCGTTTTGGATGGACAAGGCGGAGCAGGGTAGGGAGTGCCGGTTCGAGGAATGGAGCGGGAAGAACGAGACGGGCAAGAAAATCGGTCCCGAGGCATTCCCTTGGAACGGGGCGAGCGACCTCCAGGCTTCTCTCATCAATCCGTTAATTGACGGTGACGTCGCCCTCCTCGGGCAATCGTTGACTCAGGCGAACTTGGTGGCGGCCCCCGTGGAAATGGGAGACGTCGCCTCGGCCAAGCTTGTATCCGAGTTCTTGCGCTGGCGAATGGGCTCGATGGAGGAGTTGCAAAGGGAGGCGGCAATCGGAGCGAATTATCTTTTGCAGAACGGACTGACTTTTTTCGGGACTAGCTGGAAGCGGGAGACTACCCGGACTTTCCAACCGATCAGCCTGGAGGAGCTTGCCCAGCAATCTCCCGAGCTTGCAATGGCCGTGCAAGATCCCGAGATGCAGGGCGGGGTTGAGGAATTGCTCTCCCAAGCGTTCCCAAAGTTGAAAAAGGGACGGGTCAGGCGAGTTATTCGAGAATTGCGCGAGACCGGGATGACTGAAATTCCGACTGAAAAAACGGTCGTGAACAGGCCGTGCGTAAAAGCGTATGAGTTAGGGCGGGAGATCATCGTGGACTCGAACGTGATTGATTTGGAATCCGCTCGAGCGATTTACTGCATTCATTATTTCAGCCCGGAGGCTCTCAAGCAGAAGGTGAATGACGGGTGGGATGCCAAATGGATTGACGAGGTGCTCGAGAACTCGAAAGGGACTTATACTGACGAGAGTTATGGAAATAACCTTATAACATATGGCTCGACTTCGGGCTATGGTGGCCAGCACTTCGAGGGCATGGTCCGGGTGGTCGTCGCTTATAGAAAAGAGATCGATCCCGATGACGAAGTCCCCGTAGTCACGCAAACCGTGTTTGCCGACGAGGCGGAGGGAGCGGGCTATCACAAGCCGGTGGCTTATGACGAGGGACGGTTTCCATTCGTGGCAATTACGAGGGAGAGCCTGAATCATCGACTTTTGGACTCTCGAGGATACCCCGAGCTTTTGAAGGATTATCAAATTGCGGTTAAGACTGAAATGGATGCTCGAAGGGACCGCGCGAGCATGAGTACGGTCCCACCGGTCGAGTTCCAGGTTGGTAGGAAGCCCGAGCGTCTTGGCCCCGGTAGTCAGGTTCCCGTCAGGCGGCGGGGCGAGGTCGGATTCCTCGAGATCCCGAAGTACAGCCCCGCAAGCATGGAGGTCGAGATGCAACTTCGAGCCTTGGCCAACCGGGTGACCGGTCGGGCGACTAGCGAATTGGATGCGGTTGAGGCGAATACGATCCGCCAAAGCCTGGTCAACCGCTGGCTCGGTGGCTGGAAGGAGATTTTAAAACGTGTATGGTGCTTGGATCGCGCATATGCCGGTCCCGAGATTTGGTTTCGGGTTACTAACAACGAGCAGGGCGCATCCTTGATCATGGACGAGACTTCGGAGGTATATGACTTTAACATTAGCTGGAACAGCATGAATGCGGACGAGGCCAAGGTTATCGAGAAGCTCGATACGGTTGGCAAGCTCATGGCTCAGTATGACAGGCAGGGTCAGGCTCGTTATGACGTCTATTTGCGGAAGGTAATCGAGGCGGTTGACCCGAACCTTGCGAACCAATTGATCGCTCCTCAACAGGAGGCTACCGACAAGGAGATCAAGGAAACTTCGGCCGACATTGCGAAGATCAGTTCGGGACAAGTCGTCAATGCTCCGCAAAATTCCAATTCTCAACTTCGCTTGCAAGTCCTTCAGCAATGGATTCAGGGAACCGAGGAGATCCCCGCTCAGGACGTTCAGCAACGTTTGCAGGAGGACGAAGTCTTTGCGGCGAGGATTCAGACCTATGCCGGGCAACTCGAGCAACAGCAAGCCCAGCAAAGGAACGCATTGATCGGCCAACTGGGGACTCCCCCCGGCAACGTGCCGGGCACCTCGGAGATGGCGGCATGAGTTTGCCCGAAGCGCTTGCCAGCCTTGCCGACCGAGATGATTTTCAAGTCGTCCGACGGTTTATTGAAAGTCAGCTCGCCTTTTGCCTGGCGGACTTTCAAGACCCGGAGTTAATAGACAATCCCTCCAAGCTGGCTAGGCTGGCGGGGGAGATTGGTGGCCTTACGAGGATCGTGGAGGCATTGAAGGGCGAAGAAGATGGCGAGGCTGACACCGCATGAACAGTTCAGGCGAGCCCATCGGGCTCTTTTGAACCGCTGGCTCGAGGAGAGCGACATTGACGACCTCGAGATGGCAAAGATCGCAACCAAGGACATTGAGGAGTGGCTCGACGAGCCTGTTGTCGAGTTCAAGCCCGACCCCGAGCTTGAAGAGTGAAGATCTCGAACGTGTTCCTCGGTGGCATCTACGAGGCGGAATTTGAAGCCGAGGCATTGAGACGTGGGTTTGTTACCCACCGCCCGACCTTGCCGGTCGCTTGGGACTTTTTAGTTACTTGCCCGAAGGGAGTTTTGAAAGTCCAGGTCAAGGGAACGGGGGTGGTTTCGTCCGAGCCCGGAGACACTTCGTTCAAGGTAATGACTTCGCAAGGCTCGAACAAAAAGAAAAACATTGGCGAAGACGTTGACCTGATTGCCTGCTGGGTCGATCCGGTTCGAGTTTGGTATATTATCCCGACCTCGACCAAGCCGACCAAGTGCATCCGGCTCTTTGCGGCCTCCCCCCGCTCATCGAGCAAATATGAAAAGTTCCGAGAGAACTGGTCTCCCTTCTACGACCACTAGGCTCGCAAAAATTTTTCTGACCCCCTGCTAGGATTGTAACTGGCGGGACATCTTTGTCGCGCAGATTCAAGCAAGAGAGTGCGAACTCTACAAACGCAGGAAAATTATGGCAGAAAGTTCAACGACCGAGGCTCCGGGTACAGACGAAACGGGAGCAGAGACAGAAACGCTGGGTTCCATAACCACTTTGGAGGAGTTGACGGCATCGTTCGTTGACAAGGTCGAAGAGGCTGAAACCCAAGAGGATTCCGAAGCGGAAGGGGCCGAGACCTCTCCAGCAGATGCGGAGACCGAACAGGAGGACGTTCTTTTACAGTCAACCGAGGAATCGGAAGAGGAACCGGAGGAAGAAGTTGAGGAGGAGGAGGAAGAAGCTGAAGAAGCCGAAGCCGAGCCACCCAAAGCAGTAGGCAAGTTGCTCAAGCAAGTGAACAAACTCACCGCTCGAGCGAAATCCGCAGAGGAAAATGCCGAAGCTTTGAAGGCCGAGGTCGATGCTTTGAAAGCCAATCCATCCGCCGCCGAACCGCAAAAGCCAGCACTTGAAGAAGTCAATACCTTCGAGGAATTGGAGTCTTTGAGAAGGGAAGCTTTGGCGGCCAAGAGGTGGAGTCTCCAGCACATCGGCAAGGATTACGTCGAGGTAGACGGGAAGGAATATTCGGATGATGATATCCGGGGAATCCTGACCCAAGCCGAGGACTATCTATCTGAAAAGATACCCGAGCGAGCACAACATCTTCAGTCTAGCCAGCAATGGGCGGAGGACACTCA